TGTCGGTGGGGGCGCTGATCGCCTTCAAGGGCGCACTGGCAGCGATCCGCTTTGCTGGTCTCGTCGGCGCTGGCGGCGCTCTGCAGGCGCTGTCGCTGGGGATGAACACCATCGGCCGAGCTGGCGCGCATCTGGGCGGGGCCGCCAAGTCCGCGATCGCGCTGCAGACGGCGCTGGGGGCGATGTCTGGCGGTCAGACGCTCGGCACGCTCAGCAAGCTGTCGGTCGGGCTGCATGCCGCTGTGATGGCCGTGCCGGGCGTGGGTGCGCTGGCCAGCGGTGTTGCGGCGATCGGGTCTGCGGTCGCCACGATCAGCGCGCCGGTCTGGGGCGCCTTTGCCTTGGCCGCTGCTGCCATTGCCGCAGCCGGTGTCGCGATCTGGAAGTACTGGGACCGGATCACCTCGGTTCTATCGGGGGTTGCCACCAGAATCGGCGAAGAACTGGCGCCTGCATTTGATGCTGTGCGCCCGGTGCTGGACTGGTTTGCGCCCATCGGCGGCGTGATCGCTGCGGGATGGGAGAAGGCTGCAGCTGCCATTGGGGCGGCGATGGATTTCATCGGCGGGTTCTTCACGCGCGAGACACTGACCGAGGATCAGAAGGCGGCTGCGGAGCGTGACGGGTATGACTTCGCCGACCGCCTGATCGCGGGCATCAAGGCCTTGCCTGGCAAGCTTCTGGCACTCGGGGCCGAGATCATCCAATCGCTCTGGGATGGGATGCAGACTGTCTTTGATGGGCTGATCGCATGGGTGGGTGAAAAGACCGAAGTCGTTGCCGGGAAGTTCCGAGCGATAGGAAGCGCCGTCAGGGGCATGTTCGGGGATGAGACCCAGAATGCCAATGCGCCGAACCGCTCCAATGGGATCAGCCAGCATGCCGTTGGCGGGTCGTTCCAGCGCGGTCCGATCATCGTCGGGGAGCGCGGGCCCGAGCTGCGCTTCGAGAACCGGGCAGGGTTCATCGCGACGAACCGGCAGCTGGTGAGCATGGCGCGGAATGCGGCCATAGCCGGTGCGCTTGGCAGCGGTCTGGCAGGGGCACCCGTGGCAGCGCTGCCCATGGATGCCATCACCGCAGGTGCAGGGCGGGGCACATCGCAGAACATCGCGCCGTCGCAGCCCATCACGCCGCCTTCGATCAATGTGGGCGGGATCACGATCGTTGCGCAGCCCGGGCAGGATGCGCGCCAGATCGCGGACGAGGTGCTGCGCGAGCTGGCCCGCCGCCAGCGCGGCGCCCTGTACGATAGGGGGACCTGATGGCAACGGTCATGATGCGCCTCGGCGTCTACAAGTTCAGCCTAGACAATGCCGCCTATCAGGAGTTGAGCCGGTCTGTTGCGTACCGCTGGGCGAGGCAGGAGCGCATTGGCACGAATGATGCGCTGCAGTTCACCGGTCTCGGCCCGGAGACCGTCGATCTGCGCGGCGTGGTGTTCCCGCTCTTCCGTGGCGGCCTCGATCAGGTGGCCAAGATGCGCCTGCAAGCCTCTATCGGGATCCCGCTGCCCATGATCGACGGCTTGGGCAAGGTCTGGGGGTTGTGGGCCATAGAGCAGATCAACGAGCGGCAATCGGTCTTCATGGATAGAGGGGCGCCGAAGAAGATCGAGTTCGACCTGCGTCTGTCACGCTATGATGGGGGGCTCCGTGCGCTTCTACCGTTCTAAGGCGGGCGACACCGCCGATAGCATCGCATGGGTCATCTATGGCCGGCAGGATGGGCGTCTGGTCGAAGCGCTGCTGGATGCCAATTCGGGGTTGGCCGATCATGGGCCGATACTCCCGGCCGGTATACGGATCGCCATACCGGATGCACCGGAACCCGCCCGCGTCGAGGGGGTTCGGCTTTGGGGCTGACAGACTGGAAACCTGCGTTCCGCGTCACCGTGAACGGGCAGAACCAGACGGCCCTGTTCCTGCCACGCGTGAGCTCAATCACGATCACCGACACGGCGGGTGTGCAGTCTGACACCTGCGAGATCGTGCTGACCGATCACATTCCGATTTCGCCCTTGGCGATCCCTCCTTTGGGGGCAGAGATCGAGATCGCCTTGGGGCACCTCTTCGCCGCCCAAGTGGTGGGCGTCTACATCGCTGACGAGGTCGAAGTATCTGCACCACCGGGGCAAATGCGGATCACGGGCTACGCGGCAGCGCACGGCAGCAGCGATGGCGGCAAGAACCCTCTGACTGAGGCCAAGACGCGCAGCTGGCCTGAGGGCACCACAGTGTCGGACATGGTGGGCAAGATCGCAGGTGACAGCGGCTTTAAGGCGGCGGTGACGGAAGAGGCGGGCAAGGTTGAGCTGGGCCACGTCGACCAAATCGATGAAAGCGACATGAACCTGCTCACACGCATCGCGCGCGAGTATGGGTTGCTCTTCAAGCCCGGGGGCGGCGCGCTTGTCGTCAGCAAGGTCGGAGAGAGCACCAGCGCCGGGGGCGAGCCGTTGCCGGTCGTCACCCTGACACCGAAGGACGTGAGCCAGTGGTCGGTGCGGATCGCGCGGCGGGAGGCATATGCCAAGGTCGTGGCATCTTATCGCGACTTCGGCGCATCCGAGCCGGTCGATGTCGAGGTCGAGGGCGCCCCCGAGGGTGTCGATGGTGTCACGCAGGTGAAGCGCCTGAAGAAGCTCTACCCGACAGAGGCGGCTGCGCGCGCGGCGGCTGAGGCCGAGGCAAAGCGTGGGCAGCGCGGTGCCCGCACGGTTTCGATCAAGTTGCCGGGTCGTGCGGATCTGATGGCGGAGGGGCGGCTGTTGCTGCAGCGGTTTCGGGATGGGGTGACCGGTGAATGGCTGATCACCCAGGTGACGCACCAGTTGGGCGCAGGCGGCTGGTCATCCAGCGTCGAGGCGGAGAGCATCGCATGATGATACCTGAGGATGTGCAGGTCTCGCTGGTGACAGCGGATCGCGTCGTCGCCCGCATGCGCGCTGGGGCACGGGTCGGCCGTGAAATTCACGCCGACGAGGTGTATCATGTCGTGCAAGCCTATGTGTTTCTGCTGTCGGCGCTAGAAAGCTCCGTTCAGGCGCCGCAAATCGATTGATCTTCTAGGTGCTGCTCATTGCAGCTGGGTGAACCACGTTTGGATCAACTGCACCGCGTTCGGAAGCTGACGAAGGCCTTCTTCTAGAGCTTTTTGCGTCACCGATTTCAAGACATCAGCAGGTGCGTCTTTGACAGCTTTGATCAACTTATCTTTTACCGAGGGGTCGCCTTCCGACTCCGCTATTTTGGCGGTCAGAAGTTGTCTGATGGTATCGTCATGAAGTTTGACCGTAACGACACCAAGGATAGCTGACAGACCTCCGTCATTCGCGAGGAAATCAAGGCCGCGCGCAGTGATCACCATGTCAACTAGGACGACTTCATCTCCAGGTGTGTTCACTATTGCCGCGCGCAGAAGGCCATGGTCATCAAGGTAGGCTGAGTTGACTAGTAGGCGTCTGTCTCGTGGTCCTTCGTGAAACCGGCCCGATGGCGTTCGCCTTGGATACTCAGCGGCGCAGGTTCGTAGAATGTGCCGCTGAAAGTCGCGGTCCAGAAGTTCGCCCATCTTGTCAATCCTTTGCTGATGCAAGTTAACTGTCGTCGGCGGTGCCTTTTCAACCCCGCCGCAGCTGCACGACCTTCGCCTCTTGCGCGGTCACAAAGCTCGCCCACTTGTCCATGAGGATTCGGCGCTGGTCGAGAAGGTCGGAGCGGGCATAACTTCGTTCCACCTTGCCGCCGATGATGTGGCCGAGTGCGGTCTCGGCGACGTCATAGGTCGCGGCCTGAGTGTCTTGAACCCATGTCCGGAAGCTGGTGCGGAAGCCATGCGGTCGACCCGGTTCCTTCAGGACGTTCATCGCCTTTTCGATGCTGGTCGAAGATATCGGCCCGACGCTGCCGTTGTGCTTGGTCGAAGGGAAGAGGAAGCCGTCGCGCACGCCGGGGCGGCACTGCTCTATGACCTCGAGCGCGGCCTGCGAGAGTGGCACCCGGAACGGGCCGACCTGTCCGAGGCGACCTTTCACGCGATCGGCCGGCACGGTCCAGACGTCGCCCTCGATCTCCTCGATCCGCGCGCCGCGCGCCCCATCCCCGCGCAGGGCGGTCAGGATGATC